CTGGCGTGCGCCGATTGTACGGCATCAGTCCCACCTATCAGGCGAACCCACACGCTTCGTGAACGCATTGCTCTTGAGTGGGAGTGGTGATGCTGGACGTAGCACGCACGTCGCATCATGGCATCGCAACACTTCACTGCTGCCCATGTCACCACCCACGCACCAGTTGCAGAATCGTGCCACAAGCATCTGCAAGCGTCGGGCTTCTTTCTCAGCTGCAGTCATCTCAGGGCGCTTGCGGCTCATGTACGGCTTGGGCAACTCCTCACGCTCGATCCAGTCATCCTGCTCGAAGGGCCCGTATGCCTGCGCGAAGATGGCGCAGAACTTCTCGGACGGTCGGCGCTCCGCCTTGGCGTATGACCTGATAGTGCGCCCCGTGATCTTGACGCCACACTCGCGCATGTGAGCGGCGACCTTCTCGCTGGCGACGACTGAGGTGCTGCCGGGGTAAGACTCCAGCACGCGCTTGTTGATGACGTCGGGGCGCAGGCTCTTGCTCATGGGAGCACCTCCAAGGTGATCGGCATGACGCCGAGTGATAGGGGCACGCCAAGGGCTGCCCATGTCTGGGGCGATAGGTCAATCAGTCGCTGATCGTGTGGGTCACTGCGGATGCCGTAGCAGGTGCAGATGTCAACGACCTGCACGATGACGCTCTTGCCAGTGCGCAGGCTGGTGATCCTGACGTCCCAGCTCGTGCGCCAGCGGTGCTGCTTATAGGCTCGGACGTCAGCGCCGATCGCGCCGTAGAGCGTGATCCCTGCTCGGGTGTACCAGCTGGAGTGCGAGCCACGGGCAGCGTCGAACCATGTAGCAGTGCCGACGAAGTAGCCCTCAGGCACGGCGGGCTGATCCGCCAGCACGCCCATGGCGTAGTTGAGTGGCGGCTCGCCAAGTGGCTGCGGATTCGTCAGCGGGGCGAAGAGCAGGGCCAGTGCCAGTGCGATCTTCATGACTTCGCCTCACGCTCTTGCAGCAGCTGCACCAGTGTCTCCCAGTGGATGATGACCATGCGACGCGCCTTGATGCCAGAGCCGGGGGCGTCTTCCACCACCAGCGCGGCGACTTCGTCAGCCTTGGGTGTCAGTTCGTTGAGCCACTTATCGAATCGCTCCGAGTAGGCTCCACCCTTCTTGGCGCTGATGATCAGCCCGAGAGCACGGACATCCACCTTCAGCCCGTACTGGCCCACACGCTCACCAGCAAGCCCTGCTTCAGTGAGTTCAGCAGCCAGCCGACGCTCCAGCCCGTTGCCACGGTTGCGGTTGTTCTTCCCCATGCGGCTGCGCGCTGCGTTCTTGATGTCGATGTCAAGGTCACTCATGCGGCTCATCGTAGCGCCTGCCCTAGTGCCACCACCGTGAGCAGGCTGATGCCGAACCATGTGACAACGATGCCTGAGCTGGCGCGGTGATGCGTCAGCCCAATCCAACCCATGGCGAGAGCGATCAGCGTGTGGACGACCATCAGCGTGACGATGAGGCCCTCCATCACTGCACCTGCTCATGCTCGGAGTTGAGCCGGGCGATCAGCACCTTGGCACCGAAGGGCGGCAAGAAGATCGGGTCGCCGCTGATGAGCAGCGCACCCTGCTCGATCATGGCGTTCACCAGTTCGGTGTTCTCGCTGTACGCCTTGCAGAAGAAGAAGCCAGCGGGCGGATTCTCCCCCGTGACGTAGGTGCTGAGTCGGGCGTAGGGCATGCCGTCAATGTCGAACACTTCGGCGCTGGTGCCGTACTGCGACGCCCAGAGCTTCTCGCCACGCAGCGTGAACTCTTTCACCCGGCTCACTTGACGCACGCCTTGTGTCGCCAGTGCAGGCGCACGTTGCCCTTCGCTCCGACGAAGGTAATGACCTTCACCCGGCTCGCAGGGAAGACGGGCTTCTTCGGATCAGCCACGGCGATGACCTTGCCGCACTCCGTGCAGTCCGAGTCCGTCCAGCGTGGGGGCAACGAAGGCCCGCCGCGTTGCGCCTTTACTCCTGCCATGTCTGCCCATCCCGCTGGAGCATTGAGCCCAGCTTCACCATCATGGCGCTCATCGCGTCGCTGATGCTGTCTGCCTCAACGCTCAGCGTCTGTCCATCGTGATCTTCACACTGCAGCGTGACCTTGCGGGTCACGGTGTCGATTGCGCAGTTGGCGTAGCGGAAGCCAACCATCTCCGCCATAGTCTCAAGGTCGCCCATGTCGCTCATGCTTCCACCTCCATGCGTGCCGCCTCAAGGACGGTTGCCACGCACTCTAGGGGACTGAGGGCGCTAGTGTCCAGTACCACCTCAGCCTCCATGTCTCCAGCCTGTCGCTCAGTGATGTCGCGCTGCCACTCTTGCAGCTCGCCGACCGGGGGACGAACCAGCCGCACGAAGAGCGTGTCTGGGTACCACGCCTTGATGAAGGCCCGCTCTGCGTCTAGCCTGACGTCGTCCACCACGAAGAGCATGTTGCCGATGACTCCATCCTCAGCGCCATGCTTCGTGCGCTGCAGCCAGATGCGCATCCAAAAGAGTGAGTCCATCTCTCTCAAGGCAGCGCCAATCTCCTGCAGCAGCTCACGCCCAGTGATCAGCCGAGAGAGTCCCAGCGTCTGCTGCGGGTACCTCATCGCCTTATCGAACTTGCCATACGCCATGACGGCGATCTCTCGGATCGGTGCTGCGATGCTGGTGACCTCAAAGCCGTGATGCTCCGAGAGCATCTGGCTCAGGGTCGTCTTGCCAGTGCCTGACTTCCCAATGAAGGCTACGTTTCTCATCCGACAATCCTCCTCAAGATTTCTCCCGCCTGTAAGGGGGTAGGGGGTTTCTCTCTCTCACTCTTCTCTGCTCTCTCTCTAGAGCGTCCGTTATCCGTCAACCCCTCCGATTCTGAGCGTCGCCGAGCAGTGAACGCAGCCTGACGTCGGGTCGATGTCGGGTCGATCTGATAGCGATGCCAGCCCGTAATGGCAACGAACCCAGCCTGATCTACCCCGAGCAGGCCCTTGTTGATGAGCCCACTGATCGCCTTGCCGTAGTGGCTGCCGATGCACGCCTTGAGATGCTCCCGGCTCTTGAAGATGCCGCCACTGCGCAGCTGCTTGGCTTCGCTGATGGCGATGATGAACGCCCTGAACTCCGTGTCCGTGAGCGTTGCGATCTTGTCGTCCTTGTGGGCGTTAGCGTCCCACTTGATCCATAGCCCCATGTGATCCTCCGATGCTGGCGGGGGCGAGCAGTCCAGTGCCCGCCCCCATGTGTTGACCTAGAACGGCAACTCGCTGAGATCTTCTTCCGTCTTCACTGGCTCGCCCAGTGGCGCAGCCTGCGCGTTGATGAAGTCGATGCTCGGCTTCTTCTTGCAGAAGGCCCCGTCCGTTCGACCTGAGCACGCCCAGAAGGGCTGATACGGCTTGCCGCTCGCCTTGCTGATGCCGCCCGGCTTCTTCGTCCACGGCAGCCCATGCTCAGGGCAGTTGTCGTTGCCAAACATTGCCATGGCTGCGTTCAGCACCACCGTGTCATGCCCCTGCTGGGCTGGCGCTGGAGTCTGAGGAAGGCTCATAGGCTTCAACGCAGGCAGCCCAACGCGCCCCGCTGCGGGCTTTTCGCCGCCATAGAGTGCCCGAGCTGCACCGAAGAGACTGGCGCAGCGCCTGAGGGCGTCTGAACTCGCTTCTTTCAGGCTCTCGCCTGAGCCGCCCGTCTCGTAGCCGAAGTCTTGCCGTCGGGCAACGCTGCCGTCAGGGAAGCGGATCGTCAAGATGCCCAGCACCGTGGTGGTGTCGCCGACTGGCTCCACGGCGAAGTCCCACGCGCTGATCCCGAGCACATGGTCAAGGCGTGCGCTAATGGTGCGGGCGTCCACCCACTGCAAGTCCTTGCCCCCGGCGCCTACGCGGTGACGGATCACCTCAGGCGGAAAGGGCGCTTCTAGCGCGGCGAGAATCTCTGCGTTCTTGTTCATGCTTGCTCCTTCTTGGGGAAGAGTCCCCAGTCGTTCAGTTCTTCGATCGGCTTCAGCCATTGTGGCGCCCGACCGTTGCCGAAGTCAGTCTTCGGACTTGCCTTGAGTTCTTCCAACCCTGCGACGTCCAGCCAACCCACGATGCGCTTGACTGGCCCGTTGCCAGTCACGAGCACGTGCGTCTCGTGACGCCCTTCGTTGCGAACGATGAGCCCAATGCCCGACGTCCACTTCACCTCCACTCCGCCGAGCCACGGCACCTCCACGTCGGGCTCGTTCAGATAGGTGTCGATGTTTGCCGACCACGGCAAGCCGAGAGCGATGCATACTGCCAGTTCAGCAGCTGCGCCGTCAATGTGGTTCTGCAGGCTGCGGTCAGGTGATTGACCTGCTCGCCCCTGCTGCCCCTTCGCCTTGCTGGATTCGTCACGCGCCGTGCCGACCTGCTTGGCGTGTGCCCACTCGTACGGGTCAAGGATGATCGTCTGCTCAGTCATGAAGCCCTCCGTCGTTGATGATGAAGCGGCGCGAGCCGGGCTTCACGTCCGTGTAGGTGGTGATCACTGACTGCAGGGCACCTGATGCCTGCGCCACCATCTTCCAGTCCGTGACCTGCGACGGGCGTGCCTGCTTCCAGTACACCGTCCAGCCGTTGCCAGCCAGCCCCGCCTTCTCGCCGATTGCTTCCTTCAGGATGATCTCGAGCGAGCCCTTCTTCTCCTCCAAGAAGTGCAGCTCAGTATTGACTTCTCGCAGTTGGCGATAGACGCCTTCTAGGCTGCCGTCGGCTTCCACGAACTCATCCGACGCCTGCGGCGTGGCAATGGCGAAGGCTTGGGCGTCTAGCGCCTCCAACTGCGGCGGAGTCTTAGAGTCCACGGCATCCAAGAAGAGCAGCGCCGCGCGCTGAATCTCATCCCAGAGCACGGGGTCAAACTGCACCCGCTCGATCTTGAACACCAGCCCGCCAAGTAAGGCGACGACGTCGCACCACTCGCTGCCCGTGATTCCGAGCTGGGTCTGTACTTGCACCTGAACCTCAGGCGGCACGGGCCACATGCTCCAGCGTGGGCTTG